ACGGACTTGGTGCCCACAAAGAACTTACCATTCTCAGGATTAGTACCAAACACTATGGCAGGAGCACCATCCCATTTGACAGACAGTTTAGTAACTGTCACAAGTTCCTTGATAGCATCTATTGCAACCCTACGTCCTTGGAGAATCGAATCTTCTGGATGTTCTAGGTGCTTGTTTGGCATAGGATCTCTGTCTATACCTGTATTATACTCCATTTCAGAGGGTAATAGGACAGTAGTGTGCCAGTTTATTTACTGGAGTTTCCAGTACACAGAAGACTTGTCTGACTGTGAGGATGCGTACAAATATATCTCTTTCATTATCTGATCAGCATCTTTATGAGTTGATACCCAATCCAATAATTTTAATCCCGCATACTTACTATACTTCCATGCTTGTTCTGCCTCTGTTTTAATCCATGTCAAATCAGTTGATTTATTCTTTAAACCTTTTGCCTTATATTTTACCAGTAACTTATAAATCTCTTCATCTAACTTACCATTCTTAGCCTTAGCCCAAGTATCTGTTGCACCATACTCAGGTAGTGTACCAAACTTAGCATCCTTCAATAGTTCTTGTACCTTCTTACCTTGTATCTTACCTTGTGCAGCAGACTTACCTTTTAATTCCAACTTCCAATCACCCTTAGTAGGACCACCAAAGTTTCTTGCTTGAAACTTCTCAAAGGTACTTGTACCATAGTACAAATACACATCCATAGGATGATTATCTTTCTTTCTACCATTATCGAATGTTAAATCGTACTTTGCAAAGTGTGCTTTCTCATTCTGCTTTCTCTCTGCAGCAGGTATATCATTCAACAATTTTATCTTAGGTGAACCTTCAATCTTTTTCAAAGATATACCAACTAACTGTTCTTCTACTCGCAATTGTAATAGAGCATTGTTTAAACAATCAATAGTAGTTTCTTTATCAAGATGTTTCTTTACTTTAGTCTTATCTTTCACCATCCATATATCAGCAGGATTCCATTTGTCTTCTGATGATAAGTTAGTTTGACCTTTTACTCTATTAAATGCATTCTTAACTGCACCATCATCGATGATGGCATCACCTCTAACAAATGTCCATCCCTTACCACCCACAGTATTAAAGATAGCATTGGCACCTGCCCAAGATGAATCCTGCCATTCTTTTCCTAGTGACATAATTTCATCCAATTTAGCAGTTACATCACAATGTTTCATACCACATTTAAAATCATCTACAGTAAATGCTTTCTTCTTTTCTATGTTAGGACAGTAATATCTCATAGCAGCATAAACACACTGTGCAGATTCTACTAGTGCAGTTTGTGCAGCACCACCACCAGATCCTTTACTGTTCTCTGGTTTAACTTCTATCCTAATAACTTGCTTATCTCTTATAGGAATATCTAAGGAAGTACCTTTTGCATTAACTGTAATTCCTGGATAGTTTTCATCTAATGCACCTTGTATATTCTCAACTGCTGTAGTTCTTTTTGTTTGAGGAACAAAAACTTTTAATGCTATCTGAATTTTCTTAGTTGAGTCCTTGTCCTCTACATTCTTAACATCAAATAAGTAATAGGAATAATCATCACCCCCCAATGCATTCATTACATCTTCGAATGCTTGTTTATTATGTGGGGGTATTGTTATTGCCATTAGTCAGACACAGGTCTCCACTAATATTTATTCTCCAAGACTATCATTAAGTCCTTCTTCGACTTGTTCTAATAAAGGAACTACATGAAGAATATTATCAATATTAGATAACATGTCTGCGATGTGTTTTGATATGTATGGTTTCTCAGTACGTGCTGCAAATGATAATGCGTTACGTAAATCTTCTTGTGCCTCTATGAGAGAGGATTCAACTTGTTGTGATAGTGCCATGTTAATTCCAGTGTCGGATTACTCCTGCGATAATAAAACAATTAGTGATAAGATAAGTAAGAAAGATGAAAGATCGTATAAGGAGTACAATATTATCATACCTCTTGGTCTTCTCATCAGAGAACGAACCCAACGCATACTTCCATACTCTCCATAATTTAGTGAGGGTCATAGGCATAAACCATACCCACGATGATTGCTACTATTAATAAGATAGCAATAGATCCAAAAATTAAATGCATTACAAATCTCCTTCTTTACGGTTTTCAGAGTAGTGGGCATCAAATTCCCCACCAGGATATCTTGATTTTAACTTATCTATATTCATTTCAATAACCTCATCTAGATCTACTCCTAATCCCATACATGCTTGCATAACATACCACATAACATCACCCAACTCACGTTTAAGATGCCACAGGTTCTCATTATTAACTGGTTTACCTTGGAAGATTATCTTCTTAATAATCTCAGTGAACTCACCCGACTCAGCACACAATCCTACTGCAGCAGTAAGCAATCTATGAGTATCAAAATCTTGATAATATAAATCTGCTATACGATGAGTAAATGCATCACCATCTTTGCTCTCATCAGAGGTTACACCATCAACAAATTGAGCATACTTTTTAAGATCAATCATACTTTAGGTCTTGGAAAGTTTTCTTTGATTTAAATTTTTGAACTAGATCAGTCTCAGGTTGACCAGCATCAACTAGGTCTTTCTGAGATTCCTCTATATCATACAACCTCATCTTTGATCTGTCAATACCTATACAAAATCTTTTGTAAGAAGTAGGATCATTATACCTATTCTTCAATTGCTTAACCATTATCTGTCCCAAGCCTTCCAACTCTTCTGTAGAAATAAGGGCAAACATAAGGTCAGCAGTAGCAGGGAGTCCAAAAGATTCAGAGGTGTCAGTAAGGTCGACATCGCTACTACCGTAACCGCTACGAGTAGTTTGAGTGGCAGATATAATCGGAACGTTCGCCTCAACTGCGAGACCCCTAAGTTCTTCTGCGATTGCTTTAACATAAGTATAAGAATTTACAATGGATCCTTTGTACCTTTGAGAGGCACATATATTTAAATAATCTACAAATATAATATCAGGTCGAATAGATCTCTTAAGAGCAAGATCATTAAGAAGAGATTTAAAATGTCCAACGTGTGCAGAAGCAGTAGGATACTCTTTAATAATTAATTTACCTTGAGTTTTCTTAGAAAGATTTGCAATCTTCTTTTCAAACATTACTTTCGGAAAATCTGAAAGTTTTTGAATGGGGATGTTGAGTAAATTCGCATCAATGCGTTCAGCGATTTTCTCCTCCGCCATTTCCAACGTGATGTAAAGTACATTTTTCCCTTGAAGAAGGGCAGAGGCAGCACAGTGACACATAAACAAAGACTTGCCCACACCAGTACCAGCAAGTGCGATATTAAGAGTCTTGTTAGGAAGACCACCCTTCGTAATTTTATTGAAGAGAGATAAATCAAAAGGGATTTTATCTTCTTTGCGATGATAGAAATCATATCTTGCTTCTGCGTCTGAGACATAATCGTGTCCTACGTGTTGATCGAATGATACACCAAGTGCTTCTGATAAAATTTGAGGAATGGCACCCTTATCTTTCTTAGAGTCCTGACCATCAGCAATCTTAACACTCTCCATAAGAGATAAGTAGATCGCACGTTCTTGACACCACTTCTCGGTAGCATCTAGTAACCAGTCATGGTCTGATATATCATCAGAAAGAACATTTAAAACTCCAATAACATCTTTAAATTGTTCTTCAGTTAGATCAGTTCTTTCTTGACACTCAATCCCTAAAGCATTAAGAGACGGTAACGCATCATACTGACTAACATATTCATGAATCTCTAAGAAGATAATCTTATGTTCACGTGCAGTAAAGTATTCTGACTTAAGGAATGGTAATACTTTTCTGGTATACTTTTCACTGTATACCAGATTACTGAGAATAGTTACTTCTAAGTTCATAGGTAGTGAAGATAGGATCCGAGAATGTATTTTGTACCTTTAGTAACTGGACGACCTGCATGGCGATACATCCAATTTGGAGGGAACACTAATATTCTAGCACACTTTGGAGTAATTGCATGATGAATTTTTGGGAAGTCTGTAGTTCCACCTTCCTCAACGTCATTCAAATATAAAAAACATACCAAAAATCTACGGGCAGAATTATGATCTCCAACATCAACATGATCTGCAAATGCATCATCAGAATCTTCACGATATCGTTTAATTCTAAACTCCTCAAAGGCATATTTAGCAGGAAAATCTGGACCCATTTCCAACTCATCTACGTACCGACTAACAGCTTCAATAAAATAAGATTGAACTTGTGCTTGATGACTCATCCATTCAACATCCCTTGCCGCATACCGTTCAGATATATTCATCTCAGTAAACGTAGGTCTTTGTGATCTATCGATGTATACGTGATGATCTTCCGAAGAATTAAATGATTTTATAATATCATCACAGAATTCTTTATCGCAAATATCATCATAGACTTTTATATAATCTATAAGTCTTTCACAAGGTTTGATTACATCAGATAAAGAAACTTGTAAAGGATTAACTTCCATAACGAAACTCCTGTGCAGCAATTTCATCAAGTGCTTGCATCACTTCAGCAGTAAAATATGTTTCTGGATCCTTAAGTATTTGTTTGGCATAAACTTTCTTACCATTCATCTCATATCTACCTGCTACATTCTTCCACAATCCACCCTTCTCACCTAATTCTAACAACCCATAATACCTATCAAGACCTTTATCATAATATAAACGTGTTTCAATTTGAGAATTCTCTTTCGTTAGTCTGGACTTTTGGGCTTTGCATTTGATAATATTTCCAACAACCTCAGTACCATCCTTTTCCTTCTTTTTTGATAGATATATAATTGTTGATGAAGCGTATTTGAGTCCACTTCCACCTCCCATTTCTTTCGTAGGAACATAAGAACCAATTACATCATATGTATGATTTGTAACGAGCATTGGAACATTTGCTTTACCTAACTTAAGAGTAAGAACACGGAACGCACCTTTAATAAGTTGACTCTTAGTCATGTCACGTACCTGTTTATCTGCTACAACGTCTGCAATCTCCTTCTCTGTAGAAAGCATACCTAGAGAATCTAAAACAAACATTAAGGGTTGACGCTTATCTTCTGGTTGATCTACATAATTGTCTAAGATTCTACATGCTTGAGTTCGGAACTGTTCGATAGTTGCAACAGGAACTATCAACATACGGTCAGATGCAATACCACGATCTTCAATCATCTGCTTAGATATAGCAGACTCAGATTCAAAATAAATTACTCCAGCATCGGGATTGCTGTCAAGAAAATGCTGAACAATCCCAAGGCAAAAGAAAGTCTTGCCAGTAGAAGACTCACCAGCGATAGCAGTGATTTTGTTTGAGGGAACTCCACCGTAGATTGAACCGCTAACCAAAGCATTGAAAATATGACTACCAGTGTCAATGAAATTAGCATTGTCTCCTGCTGAGACACCATCACTAACAAGTCCTGCATACTCATTACCAATCTCCTTTGCTACATCTGTTAAAAAACTCATGGACTTTTTTTAAATAATTTTGTAATGTAATTAGAACGTTTCATGGCACGTTCAAACCATTCTGCTTCTGATTTGTCGAAGAACTCCTTCTCATTAGGATTTTCTCCAGCACTGAAGGCTTTCTGATATTCAACAATGTATGTGGTCATCCGAATAAAAATTCAAGGTTAGCAACTTTTTCTGGCTTCCATCCTATTGTATCCATAATGACTTTAATTGGTTCAAGAAAACTCTTGCTAAATTGTAAGTCATAATCCACCTGTTTGTCAAGCCCAAATTCATGAGGAAAAGTGCTTAAGAAACTAATCACATTTTCTCCGATCTTGTTGGGTGTCTTTAAGTATACAAATTTAATCTTTTCGCCATCCTGTATTAAGGGATACTTATGTTTCAATTTGTTTTTCTTATTATGAAAATTGTAGAGTAATGCTCCTCTAACATGAATAGGTGTTCCCTTTGCGTAAAGGGTAGCAGGATGTGCCCATTTATTTAGATTATTACAACCTCTTGGAAATGAGATATCTTCAATAGGTAATGATGTAAACTCTTCCCTAAAATCAGCAATAAATTTCTGTGCTGCGTCCTCATCTTTATTCATAATAACTGTCAATGCGTCTCTAATTGCTGTACGACAAGCAGCAGGAGTAGAGGACTTAACTGCCTCCAAACCCATGATTTTAAGTTTAGGTTTCTCATATCGAACACCTTCACTATCCCACACATTAAGAATGTAACGTTTCTTAGCAGTCCATATACCTTTATTAGCAATGTTCTCTCGCTTCATGAACATTTTCTGTTCATAAGCACCTACGTACTTGGCCAATTCTTCATAAGAACTCGTAATATACTTCTCAAGTTCCATCTCACAGATCTTATTAAGGAACGACACAATGCTCTTATCAGTTTTCTCTCTGCCCTTGTATACAGTTTCGACCAAAGGACCAAGGTTGAGGTAGATACTATCAGTATCACTAGCAATAACATAATCTTCCTCCTCTGTTTTAAGTATCTTGTTTAGATACTTATTCATTTTGTTTTCAATCCAACGGATGCTAACCTGCCCACTAAGAGTAATCGCCTCAGCATTAGATAAGTTGTAGTATCTAAAGTACTGGTTTCCAATGGCACCATAAGCCGAATTGAGCTGTATTTTTCTAGCCATTTGGATGTTATTGAATTTACTAATATCTCTTTGTAGTTTGGCACTTGGCGAAACTTCATAGTCCCGCTTCGCTTGGAGCATTTTCTTTTTATAAATCGTTCGCTCATCATAAATCTTCTGCATAATTTCTGGTAAGAACCCATACACATCCTTACGATACTGAGCACCGTTAGCACATGTTGCGAATTCAGGATCAATCTCTACCTCTTGATTTAAGATCCTCTCAACGCTCGCACTGGGATGTCTAGTCTCCCAGAGGGTCTCTGGGGAAATATTGTACTGCATAATAAGATGAGGATACAGACTATTGAGGTCAAAACTGACAACCCAATCATACTTTCCTGGAATCGGTTCTTTGACATAAGCACCTGCGTATTTTTCATCTTTTTTAGATCCCTTTCGGGGTGGAACAACAATGTTCTTTTCACGTAGGTAATTATAAATGATGGTATCCCACATGCGAACCTGTGAGTACACATCCTCAAAGTTTACCTTCGCATCATAAGACATAGTAATTGCTAGTTCTAGCAACTTCATCTTATCTTCAAGACGGTCAATTAGTTCAACGTCTTGGATGTTATATTCCATGAACTTCTGCCAATCAGAGGTATAGAAGTCCTTGAAGTTTTCGTATTCAGAGTGATCAACTTTTCGCTGACCAAGTTCGACGAAAGCGATGTGGTCAAGTCGGTAAGACTCTTGATTTGAATATGTAAACTTACGATATAGATCAAGGTAATCAAGGATATTGACACCAGAGATATCATAAGCATAATTTTTACGTCCTTGGACATAGACTTCTCTCTCATTAGCACGGTTCCATGGTGACAAACTCTTCATCCATTTCTCACCAAGAACTCTGTTTACACGTCTAGCAATGTATGGTACGTCATATAGATTCACGTTCCAACCAGTTAAGATGTCAGGGGTATTCTCAACCCACCAACCAAGAAAATGATTTAACATTTCCTTCTCATTCCAAAAGATATGAGTCTCTACACCTTCTGGTGCTTCAAATTCACGAGTTGCCCAACAGTAATACTGCTTTGTCACCATGTCTTTAATGGTGATTGACAACATTTCTTCTGCTGCTTCTTCTACATTAGGGAATCCATTCTCGCATTGAACCTCAATGTCCATTGCATAGATCTTCATCTGATTGATACTATAATCAACCTCATCAGGAAACTCTTGGGTAATAAACTGATATACAAATCGCTCATACCCATGAACTTTAAACCCTTCAACATTCTGATACTGTTGAATAAACTCCCTTGCTTCTCGTGAAGATTCAAATTTAACTGGGCGAACATTCTCACCCTCTAGAGTTTTATACTTCTCCTCCTTGTTTGAAGTTACAAATAAGGTAGGACTAAAATGGGCACGAGATTGGACTCTTTGCCCATCCTCGTACCCACGATAGAGAATTGTATTACCTGCAAGTTGAACGTTGGTGTAGAACCTACTCATTCTGTGCGTTGTACTCCTTGGTAATTTCTTCTGATGCATCCACTATAGTCAAAACTGACTCAGATGTCAAGAACAAATCACGTTGTGAAGCAAACGAAGGAAAGGGTGACAATACTCCTTCAGGAGAAATGCTAAAACATTTTTCAACTAAGATTGCAGGTTCTTCATCCAACTCAGTCACTTGACCGATTAGATACTCACTCCTGTTTGTCATCAACAGGATCTTCAGATTCGATGCCATTTGTTGCTCCAACTAATTGATTGTATTTTTCGACTACATCATCATGTGTTTCATATGCACTGATAATTTCATCATAACGAACGATAATTTTTTGATCCTTTGCAAGAGGTACATAAGGTTCCATCGTAATTTCAGGATTACTAAGTTTATGAATGTTACCTTCATCATCGTCAGCAGTTATTCCTTCAGAAATCCAAACACTATATGGTTGAATTAACTGATACCCAAGGATCTTTTTATCTCCTTCTTGACTAATTTCACGGATGTCACAAATGACATCTTCACCGTTTCTTGTTCTTACGACCCTTACGCTCATAGTCCCTCCGTTCGATTTCGTGTACTGCTTCCTTGATAATATCCTTAAGGATTCTATCTTCGGGTATATTTTTTTGTTCTGCGATGGGTCTAACATGCCGCAGAAGTTCTTCAGTATAACCTGAAGGTACCTCTAATGTCAAGAGGTCTGACTCACCACCATAGGTGTTTGGTTTTAAATTCAAATAGACATTCATCATATCCTCCAAATAAAAAGAGACCCATCGGGTCTCTTCTGTTGTATAGTATATAGTTATTTTTTAATTCGTGTGTCTATCGTTGTTGATAGTTGTTGTTCCAGGAGCAAATAACGTATGTTTAACGTAATCTACATAACCTCTAATATTATATGATATGATAGTCCTTCTTATATCAGTTTTAGTAACAGGTGCTTCATGTAGTAGAGATGAAGGGAAGAGTATCATATCTCCTTCTTTTACATTTGGTTGGAAGACCTCTACGTCACAATCCCAAGGTTGTCTAAATGGTGAGAAGAACCTAGTAGACTCATGTACCTTTGGATCAAACTCAACATAGATAATTGACGACCATCCAGTAAATCCATGACAGTGTGTCTTATGCACCACATTGTTATAGTATTTTTGATACCACATTTCAACAAACTCTACTGGATTACCATCCATAAAGCTTTTCAGGTATGGTTTAATTACATCTACTACTGTATGGAAATAACTAGGAAACTCTTTAACCTGTGCATTGATAAAAAAGTCAGTATACAATCCACTACCACTTGGTTCCAATTGAGAATCATCCTCTGGTGGTAGAGCAGCAAGTATTTTCTTTTTATTTTCAGACCAATTCTCTATAGGATAATATACTATAGGAACAGTGAACATAGGATTTACATATCCCAATTCTTTATCCATAATTTAAACTCAGGTTTCTTTATATTAGCACTATTTACCAATACGGTCAACAGCATCCCTTGACTTCTGTAGTATGTCACCTCTCAGTGGTACATAACCTAGCACAGATGCCTTCTCTTGATACTCTGTAGAGAGTAACGTTCTAAAGGTATCCTTCACTGCTTCAGTCTTACTACCATTACCAGTTTCATAAGCAAGTATCCATGTAAGCGTAGCAATGGGGTAAGCACCTTCTGCTGCAGGGTTAGGGTCTGTCCCTGCGAGGTTTTCATCGAGTGTAATACCATTGAGTGCCAAAGCACCCGACTCAACTGATGGTGTAATAAACTCACCATTCTTATTCTCAAGGGCAGCAGCAACAACTTCACCCTTAATGTAGGACTGATTAACATAACCAATAGCACCAATTTGATTTCTAATGTTGCCAGCAACACCAGCATTACCTTTGTTACCTATGCCCACAGGCCAAGCAACTGATTTCGCAACTCCAAGTTTCCACTTCTTACTAAACTCATTCATCGATCTAGTAAATGCAGCAGTAGTACCTGAACCATCAGAACGGTACACCCATGTCATCGCATGGTCATCACATCCTACCTGTGACCAGTTGTTGATCTCACCAATAGCAACCTGTACTGCTTGCTCTTGTGTAAGTTTAAGATCACAACCAGGCATATTATAACCGAAAGCAATAGTGCCTCCAGTCATAGGTATCTGTACTAGACCTCGTTTTGATTTAGCAATGTCTGCATCCTTCATAGGATCATCGGATGCTCCGAAGTCCACTGTTTCATCAAGGAATGCTTTTCTACCTGAACCACTACCAACTGCTTGGTAGTTTACTCTGTTACCTCCTGACTTTGCGTAGTCAGAGAACCATCTTTGATATACCTTAGATGGAAAAGAAGCACCTGCTCCACTAAGTCTAGTCCGTGCCTCGGCACAACCAGGTATTAGGGTAGCAAGTGCTGCTAATGCGATAAGCCTTTTCATTAGGATCCGCTTAAGGACTCTTGTATATAGAGCAGTTTAATCTAATCTTAATCTGCTGTCAAGTAATCCTTACGTGTATGATGTTCTGGTACTATTTTTCCCAGTTCCACGGACAAGAGTCCGTCGGCAAAAACGACCTGTCGAACTTCGCAATCTTCGCTGAGTGTCCAAGAGCGTTTGAATGAACGTTGTGCCAAGCCCCTGTGTTGATATGTTGCATCTGTTTCCTTATCTTCTTTGATGCCTTCAACATGTAATTTTCCAAACTCCGTGAAGACTTTGACCTCTTCTTTCTTGAAGCCTGCAAGTGCGACTTCCAATCTCGATTCATGATTACTCAAATGCACCAAATTATATGGTGGATAATTAGTTTGGGATTCCGTCTCCCAGAACCTATTTAGATAATCATCTATTCCAATGCCGTTACGAGTAATCTTCTCCATGAGTTCAGGAAGATTTGCAGCATGGTATCTTGCTAGTGTGTTCATAGTTCTCCTTTAAAAGCGAGTGTAAATTGTGTCCCTTACGGCGACACTATTATTTAACCATAACCTTTAAATAAATGGAAGTGTTCTCTACCGCACAATTTATGGGGGTTATAAACACCTATATAGTTCACAGATAACAATGTCAAATGGCATGAAAAAATTTATTCCTTTTATTATGCTTGCAACCTTTGGTGCTTTGATAACCCCAGTGAGGGCAGACATTACATCTAGATTTGCTTCTAGTGTGCAACTAAGTGTTGGTGGGGCTCACACAACAGCTGAGAGGATAGGATCCTCGTATGCTATCAGTGGCTCAAATATTGATACCACAGATGGCACGACGGTTAACACAGTCAGTACGGGTGCTATAGCATCAGGTGTTTATTCGCCTGGAACTATTGCAGCAACACAGGACACACCAGGTGCAGCATTCAGCTTTAGCCAGTCATATACTCAAGCTGATGCGATTCCAGGTAGTGCTGTAACAGTTGGTGCATCACAAAACTTTGGTGATATATCAAGTACTTCTGCTGGAACTACTGGTGACCTTGCTGGTCAAGTTACTAGTGCTCATACTTTTGCTAGTGTAGCAGCAGGTGGAGCTAATACTTCAGCTACGACTCAGTTCGTAACAGAATTGACCATTAAGTAGGTGATAAAGGATGAATAAATTTATCCTATTATTCTTATTATTAATTCCGTCTAGAACTCTTGCTGTGCCAGTGGTCCCCAACTTCCAGCAAGGTTCGATGACGAGCCATACCGAGACTGAATCTACAGTCACGGAAACCATAAATTCAGTTGATTATCGTACAGGATGGGAATATTCAGTGACAGGTGTAGGGATCTCCAACGATGGAGCGGCTTTGAATCCCAACGTCAACACCTCAACAGTGACAATAGAGCCAAGCGTCGGCACCAATGGAGACATGGTGACAGGAAGCGTAGTATCTTCTCACGATGCATTGGACTTCTCCAGTCAAAGCAATTACACAATGACAACTCCAGGTGCGGCGTTTCAATTCACCCAGAGTTATCAAGGCCCAGGCATGACCAATCAAACTCTCATACAGAGAGTCACCACAATCGAATCCGTCACAGACACAACAAGCGTGTTTACGCAGTAATAGCAACGGTTCTCGGTTTTAATTCTTTACCTATAGGAGCACTAGCTCAAGGTGTAGGTGGTGTTAGTGCTACTGCTAATCCTATAGCCAATAGTTCGGGCTCGGTCACGAACCAGGCAATACAAGTTTTACAAGGTCCATACGTAACTAACACCTACGGTGGTGGTGTGTCATGTCAAGGTACGACTATGAATATGACACCATACATTCAGTTCGCTGATAGTAGGAAAGATCCATGGGAAGATTTTTATAACGAACCACAATATAATACTAGTGATACTACAGGTAAGATGGTTCCTACCTATGTTAATGTCAAGAATTATCCTTGGGAAGAGTGGTATGACGATAGAACATATACAGATGAAAATGGTGATGAAGTAAGATGGTTCCCAGATGGATCAGATATTACAATCATTCAAGATGTAGACAGTCCTAATGGTGTACCAGATGTAGTTGATACTGGTGGGGAAATGACCCCATCATGGTTTAAACCTGTGCGTACTGACATGAGAGCAAACCAATCCTTTAACGTAGGTCTCTCTGCTACGCTTTCAATACCACTCAACAGGGGTATGCAACGTAGATGTAAGGAGGCAGCAGAAGCACAGATAGCATCCGTTCAACAGTTGACTGCTAATAAAAGATTAGACTTCGAAATCGCTCGTCTCAAAAATTGTGGTGAGCTCATGAAGGCTGGTATTATGTTCCATCCCAAATCACCTTATGCTTCTATATGTTCTGACGTAGTTGTAACAGCACCAGGTGGACAGATCATTCCACACGAACACCAGATACCACAACCTAGTTGGACTAACCCTTCTTCTTCAAAGGAGGTAGACCTTTCTTCTCTCGGTACTTCTCAGTCATCCTCTCAGTCAAGTTTGGACGGCGTTCCTCTTTCTTCCCAAGTAATTTTTGAACCTTCGTCATCACCTTCTTCACAACAGGCTTCACAGCCTTCAGGATCAGATCTGCTAGGGGTTTGGCAAATAGGGCGGATGCAGTCGCAACCGTAGCAATCGTTGCTGTAGTTGTTACAACACCTACTGATGGTAGAAACTGTTCCACTGCTGGTACTGGTTCCCAGATGGTCTCACAGATTTTACCGTCAGGTGTTAGTTTATATTCTTTTACTTGCTCATCACCCTTCTGATTCCTATCACCTATACGTCTTGCATTGAGTGGAGGACATTCTACTGGGCCATCTGGTGTTGGTGTGTCTGGTGTTCCTGGTGCTGATGGTGTATCTAAAGGTTGAGGATCATCTGTATCAACACCTTCATCACCTTCTTCTGGTTCTGTATTAATTGTCTGCCAAAATAATTCTCTATAATCATAGTCAGGTGGTTGGTAGTAGGGCATACCAGCATCACATAGTGTGGTCTGTCCTTTAGGATCATCGTTAACTAGATTCTTATTAGTAGATGGATCCTTCTTAGCATTCTCTTTGTGTACTGTTACACAACCAGGCATATTAACAATAGGTGTACCAGCAGTAACGGTGACTGGAACATCTATTGGTATTGCACTGGGTGGATTAATCAACCAATTACGTGTATCTCGAATATTAACATTCCTTATATCTGCAACATAGGTATTACGAACACCTATAGTATAATTACCAATCAAAGGTATTCCTGTTCCGTTGACTGTTATGTCAGGTATATTAAGTCCACGGAGAGTAATATTAGGTACATTATGAATAGGATCCATAGGTAAGTATCCATTTATTTTGGAGGTAACTCCTTCTTATAATCTTTAGGGTCTTTCAATCCTTTAACAGGACCACTAGTTTTTGGCCAAGCATTAACTAATTGTAGATATACTTCTTCTCTTACTACTTGACGTATCTCTTCTATACGTGCGTCTTGTCTTTTCTGAGGACCACCAGTTTGTTGGTCGACGACATGATTGCCACCGACAAACGCACCAGTACCTACTACTGCTACTGCTGTTCCAGTTGATGCTATCTTTTGGATATCCATTAGCAGTCCTTCATCATCTCTGCCATATCTCCACCAAGTTCAGCACCTTGATCACCACCAAACATTGTTACCCAACCAGCAGCAAGCCAACCAACAAAAGGAATACCACTAACGGCAGGAGCAGCAGCAGCACCAACGCCACTACCAACGAGACGACCAGTCTGTTCTCCACCACCTCTTGCTTTGAGGCAAGCGATTGTTTTTGCTGAGAGATCTCCGTTTGGATTTGCAGCTGCTTGGATTGCAAGTGCTGCTGGATCAATCCATGCTGTCTTGGTTGATACTGGTCCTCCATGGTGTGCTGCACCATCGGCAGTAAATTCGATAACTTCTTTAGTAGTATTATTAGCGAGTCCCAGAAACCCACCTTTTGCTTTCCTATCAATAGTAGTGACCATAGTCTTAGGATCGTTAGCTCTATAACTCACACTATAACCATCTTCACTAACATGTGCTTCATAGGAAGTGTATTCTCCTACTGGCATATTCAAACTAGGAAGTTTAGATGAATCTCTCCTAGCAAGCATACCAATCATACCTATATGAGATATGCCTATAACTCCACCCAATCCAAGGGCAAACCATTTTGTTAAATTAATTTTATCCATAACGATCCTCGTAATTTAAAAAGCGTTTCCTGGAACAGGAAGTCCCATGCTGCCACCACCTATAGAAGCTTGAGGTGTAGGTGGTACAAGATCAGGAGTTCCTATAGGAAGATCTCCACCAAGACTACCACCTAGACCGCCACCAAGACTACCAAGTGCTTTCTCTGTAACACTCTCTATGATGGCATCCTTTTGTACATAAAGATAAACGCCACCGCCAACAACGGCAAGAGATACAACGCTAGACGCAATAGCAAGTACATTTACAATTTTCTGCATGATTTTAAATCTCGTAAGTTTTCTTTTCTTTGCTGTTAGGATCAACCGCAATGATTTTTAGTGGTGCTTGTTCAATACGAATAGTCTGAGTAGGACCACCGTTACCACCTCCATTTCCACCACCGTTGCCATTCATCTTCATAGTACCGTCACCCTTTTTAGATGCAGTCTGAATTCCGAAGCTAGCTAAAACCCCAGTAAAAACCGAAGCTATAAAAGTTGGATCGATTTTCTGCTGTGGTACACCTGGGATGGCGACGTAATTTAAAGTCAAAATTCCGCCCGACCAGGCAAGAACGGTAATGCGAACAAATGTACTAATGATAGCAGCTTGCTCGTCAGCATCGGGAAGTATAGCATCCTTAGCTTTGCCAAAGAAACCTTTCTTTTTTTCTTCAGGTTGTTCTTCGACAACCTCTTCTTTAATCTCTTCGGCCATGAAAAGTATTTGTAACTATATTATATATCTATTCAGAAGGTTGCCTTTTCTTACCGATATTATATTTGGACTCAAGAGTCCATTCACCCTTTTCTTTGTATGCAATAACTTTAATTTGACTTAGGGGTGCTGCCTGTGTAACAGCATCCTCCTTTACAATCTCTACTAAACCCCAATCAGATAAAAGTTTGATGATACGATTTCGACGTTGAACATCATTCTCAGATAGGTTTGCTTTCTTACCATCCAGTGCAAAGAGTTCCTTAAAATGCACTATGTAATACTGTCCCTTCTTATGAAGAATGTGGCATGATTGAAATAGTTTCTTTTCTTTTCTAGAAGCAACTCCAATACGTGTAAGAGTCTCACGAACTTTAAGGAAATCATCTGGTTCCTTTAAGTTCACCTCCACCATATCATTCTTTGTCCATTGAACTTCTTTAGGTTGTTCGCTCATAATTTATAACCTCATGTATTCAGTTTTTATTGTGATGTAGTTAAGTTGGTTCCGCAATACTTTTTGTCATATAGCTAAGTTGTTCTGGAGTTAACGTCTTTAAAGCAGCAACTGCTTCCTTTAAATCATCATCAGAAATACCTTCTGGAGCAGTCTGCTTAATATATGCCTCTATCTTTGCATCACTTGTCATCGGTTGGTCCTCTCATGGTTTCTTACCTCCTTTATTTAGTTTTTCTTTAATGTAATTTAATTGGTTTGGAGTTAAGATCCTTAAGGCTTGAATTGCTTTATCACTACTATAACCATAGTATTTTTTCACAAGGTCAAGATCTTTCACCGTTTGCTTTTTACCCCAAGGAGAAAATCTCTTTCGGGATCTGACGGTATTTATAAAGAAATCGTACTGAAGTTTCTTATCTAAGTTAGGATATTGATTCATCTCATTTGCATACATCACAGTATCGATGTGATGTGACATACATTTATTAATTACAAAAGGAGTATAATTCTTTTCCCAAGCAGGATCTTCATCCTCCATGAGGTTCTTCTTTGTTAAATTAATAGTGTTCAAATAATCCTTAAGAGGATAACGATCATCATATGCCATAGAGTTCCTCCATTAGTTTTTTCTCATTAACTTCCATATCACTTCCCCATAATCTCTTTTCTTTATCAAAATAAACTTTGTTATGACATCCTCTAGTCCTTACATAATGCATAAAGAATTGAAGATACTCTTTTCCTCTATAAGGATTAACCCTATAATGTGGAACTAGATGTCCCAGATACAAAACAGCGTCACCAGGATTTAATGAGAGTTGCTTATCATAACATCCAAATAACCATTCTTCATCACCATCTAAATGAATTGTTAAAGATACTTCACATGCTGCACGATCTTCATGTTTAGGAAGAGTATCACCAGTCCTATAGATTCTAGACAAACAATACGTTGGAACAAGGTACTCACCAACAATCTCATTTATGAGTGAATTTTTATCACACATAATTTCCAATCCAAATGTAGGATTGTAAATAGAAGATGCATTAGGTGCAACCTCCTTCCAATCACTAGGTTTCATCCTAGTATGACGAAGTTCACGAACACATTCTGCTGCGTATTCAGGGGAGATGAAGTTTTCTATTAAGGCAAACTTTGCGTCTAAAAATTCTTGTTTCATAACTTTTTCCTGACTGGTACCTCAATAGTCCATGATGGTGATTCTAATTTAACCATCTTAAACTGTTGTCTATTCTTCTCATAGGTAGCAGCAGGTTCATTACCAGCAGTCTCACCATAATGAGTTTCCTTTATATCCAAATATTCTAAGATAGCTTCATCTACCATTTGAAATAGTGTATCCCATGTTAGAGTATCTCTCAACTTAGATGCAATTCTATCAATATCATTCCCATCAAGATACTCACCCTTGCATATCTTACTAGAGTAATCTCCATATTGAGTTTGGAGTTTTGCTCTGATCTCTACCAACTTGTTAAGGTTGATAGTGATCTTTACATCATCATCAATTTCCATAATTAGTTAATACAAGTTCTTTACGTTGTTGTTGGTTCTTCATATAATCACCAACGGATCTCATAGTATACGTATGATCATATTCAGATGTATTCCAGTTAATAAATCTATCTTTAATTAACTGTGATGAATTATATGATATCATCTGATGATTAGTATTTCTATCACATTCTTGAGCAAAAAAGTCATGATCAAATCCTTTATGCATAGAACCTTTTTTACCATATAAAGAAGACTTTATTTCATAAGGAGGGTCAAGATAAGTAAAGACCTCTTTATTATCACAAGACATTCTCTCATAGGAGATATTAGTTATAACCCAGTTCTCTATTAGTTTAGAATACTCTGGTAACTTTTCTATGCCTCGTAAACTGAAGTTGGAGTCTGAGGCTTGTTTGGAGAAGGAACTCGATTCGGTAAGACCACTGAAAGAACACTTATTAACAATATAAAAACTAACAGCACGAGTGGTGAGACTGGCTCTGGCATCGTTAACCAGTTCTTTACTCTCGATAAAAAGTTCTCTTGCTCTATCTGGGGTGGGGTATGCTCTTTTAAATGCTTTGAGCCTGGTCGTAATTTCATTTGATTCATCCTGTAGTTGTTGCCAAAAATTCACTAGAGGTTCATATAGATCATTGACCCACATGTCTAAGTGAGGATATGTCTGTGACATATAAAGAGCAACAGATCCACCTCCAAGAAAAGGTTCTCTATACTCTTTATACTTACTCATATCAGGTAAGAACTGTGCCATCTTTTTAACAGCACGAGACTTACCTCCTGGATAACGAAGAGGTGTTTTCAAAGAGGTCATAAAATTAGTTGCTTACCAGGAGTAATAATATCACTTGTTGTACCAAAGATTTTATTATACTGCTCAACTACCTGAGGTGCAACTGCAACAGAATATATAACATGTTTCATATCCAAAGCAATCTCAGGAAATTCTGGATCAATAACAGTTGCCCATGGAGCAAATCCTACCTGATCCTGATGTGGAATTATAGTTAGAGCATTCTGAATAGTCAGAATACCGTTCTTCCAATCTACAACTTCAGCGATAATCTCTTCGCCAGTTATTAAGCGTATTAGTTTTAAATCAATCATGTTTAGATACCTTGATCTTTAGTTTTTTGGAAGAATTCTTTTAAAGATGATGAAACATTAGGTGGTTCAGGATCCTTATAACCCTTAATCCTTTTCCACTTACCATACATTGCTTGCATCCTCCATGATTGAGCAAGACTATGAGGTCCATTTTCTAGCAACTCAAGTTCTCTTGAGTCACTTGTGTATGCTTTGAACTCTTCTCTCCAATTGGTGTCATCAAATGGTTTCTTAGTCATTGGTAATGTCCTCCAGAGTGAATAAAGATACAAATTCAATCTTATTATGTTCCCAAATCTTATGGTTTTCCATACGATCTACGATAGCAACTACCTTATTAACAGTGTAACCATAACCACGTAGAACATTAACTGCCTTCATAGCACTGCCACCTGTAGTAGTTACATCCTCTAGGACTGTGACAACAGAACCCTTATCAGGTTTCCAACCTTCAATGACTTCCTTGGTACCATAATCTTTAGGATTCTTCCTAATAATTAGAGCATCGATATGACCCCCCTTGTAGTATGCTCTCTGTGCAACACCACAGACTAGAGGATCACCACCTAGGGTGAGACCACCAACTGCTACTGACTTAGGATCTAACATCTTTACCATCAGAGATGATAAGAGTGCGTTACCCTCACACGATAGTGTTACAGGTTTACAGTTAATATAATGCTCTGATCGTTGACCAGATGATAATGTATACGCTCCCTTTTTATATGCTCTCTCCTTTAAGAGATTAAGAAGGGTCGCTTTGTGATTTTCATAAGTCATTTAAAGTTACACTCCAACATTAATTGAGTTAGACAGGCAAGGAGGTTAATCTCCTGATCCACCACAAAGGCAGACTTGTATTGATACTCAGCAATAATTAATACTGCTGCGGCAACACTAGGACCATCCATCACAGAGGACAGATTGTCATATAATTTACGCATTATAGAAACAGGATCACTATCAAGATTCTGAGTAACCCACTTCTTCACATCATTGAACTTCTTATTCTTTAATGCATCTACCAGTGTATCTATCTTAGCATCACCTAACGTTGCAAGGATTCCAGTGTCGATATCACCTGTAGAGCTATATCTCTGGAGTTCGTTAAGGACTCTTCTGAAGTCTGGGAAGTATTGTTGGACGACTGTGGCAACCACTTTGTCATTGAACCGTACTTTCTCTCTGGACAAGATATCTCTGCATCTTTCAAAGAACTCTGCCGCCAGAGTTTGTTTAGTTTTTCCACGGACATTGAAATCAATTACTGTTGTTCTACTATGTAATGGTTCTATGATTTTATTCTTAAAGTTACACGTGAATATGAACCTGCAGTTCTTTTGAAACTCTTCAATCGATGCCCTGAGGAGTAGTTGTACATCCGATGTCGTATTGTCTGCTTCATCAATAATGAGAACTTTATGACGAGATGTAGATGTAAGAGAAACAGTAGCAGCAAAGGATTTTGCCTGATTGCGTACAGTGTCCAAGAATCTACCCTCATCAGACCCATTAATGACATAACTATCTACCCCTAATTCGTTACATAGTGCTTTAGCAATGGTTGTCTTGCCTACACCAGCAGTACCAGAAAGTAATAGATTGGGAATCTCACCCTGATCTACAAAACCTTTAAAGGTACTCTTCACATCTGTAGGAAGTATACAGTCCTCAATAGTTTTCGGACGATACTTCTCTACCCATAAAAAATCATTAGGCATTAGGTTCCAGTGCAATAAAGTATTTAATGCCACTACCTTGGAAGAGGGCAACATTCTGCTTACTAATAGTTACATTATAATCTCCAGCAAGAAGTTTTAAATTCTCTACCTTGAAACAATAACAGAATTCATCATCACTAACACCAACCTGAACTGAGTAACTATTAGAAGTATCATTCTTCTTATCAGTTACACATAAACTCATCTCAGTACCATCTCCATAAAGACATAGGTCTGGTAATTGATAGACCATAGCAGCACGTTGAAGTTGCTGCAAAATACCTGCCTCAAGACGAAACTTAACATCCACAGAAGGAATGGTAATCTCTTTCTCTGGAGGTTGGGTAATTATATCAGGGTCAGCATAGAAGAAACGAGTCTTAGACTTTCCACGCTGATCACTTACAGTGACATAATTTGAATCTGTAGTATCGATCTTTGGTTGATCAAATAAAGATAGACCTCCAAGGAATACTCCCAGATCATAGATGGAAATTTGGGAGTCAAACTGCTCTTCAACATCAGCAATAGCAAGTATATTCTTATTAATACTAAGCGTAGCAATTTGATTGCCAGGTTTAATAACAATAGATTTGTTGATAGAACAAAAGTTCTTAAGGACTTCAATTGTTGGTTTGGTAATTACTGTCATTTACTTGTCATAATCAACGGAGAAAGGAGTGGATGTAGACTGGAGAGCATTTGCTGCAGCAGTCTTGTCATTAAAGTGTAGAAGGAGTACAGCATAATGGATAATCTTAATGATGTCCTTACGTGCTGTACCCTTTCTATCATACCTTGAGGCATATTTCAATATGTTAGACCTACAGAATGCCTCTGCGTCACCTACTGAATCAATCAAGTCCAATGTCTGAACATTGTTTGAGGAGTAGTGACCCCTGTAAGTCCCACTGATATAATCAGAGACCTCTTTCAAGATCTCATTTTCATTGTACTTCATCATATTTTATTTCTCCTCATCAGTATACTCTGAATCTTCTCCTGCGTCAACCTTAGTATAGAGATCTAGGAAAGATTGTTTAGTATCGTCATCAAAACGATTCACACACTTAGTAATAGCATCCAAACGATTACCAAAAATGTCATATGCCTGAACGATATGAACCAAACGACGAGTGGTAATGACCTCATCTACTCCACCATCAAAGAAAGTCTTACGAATAATACCTGCCCACTTGATTAGGTTATCAGTAAACTCTTGATCACATCCAGCATTGAGTAGGATCTTAGTCTCTATAGTAGAAGTAGGATACTCTTGCTCAAATGTTACAGGAAAACGCTCAAGGAATGCTTCATTAAGAATATTAGTTCCAACAAAACGACCATCCTCAGAACCTTTACCCTTAGTGTTTGCAGTTGCAATAACATTGAATCCACTAGAAGGACGCACATACTTACCGATCTTCTTAAGGAACACTCCTTTACCTTCTAGGACGGACTGGAGACACAAGATCTTGTTAGATGCTAAATCAATCTCATCTAGAAGCAACACAGCTCCCCTCTCAAGAGCTTCCACGACTGGTCCGTTATGCCAAACAGTATCACCATTAACAAGACGGAACCCACCAATAAGATCATCTTCATCTGTTTCGATTGTGATGTTAACACGAATCAACTCTCTCTTCGCTGCAGCACATGCTTGCTCCACAGACATTGTTTTACCATTACCAGAGAGTCCTGTAATAAAAGTAGGATAAAATTTACGAGATGAAATAACTTTGCGTACACTATTGAAATTACCAAAAGGAACATAAGAATCATCCTTTTCAGGTATGTAATTTGCAGCAGAATTTACAGCAGGTGCTTCATATGCTTTCTCAATTTGTTCAGCAGTCAAATTCCACTTACCAATACCTGCTTTATAAGATTTCAAACGCTTACAAGCAGTAGCATAAGATAGTTTTAGTTGACTTGCTGCCTCTTTAACATTCTTGCATCCAACTTCATCTCCAACATGTTCAGAAAGATACTGAACTAATTGCTCAGTGGTCACAGGGTTTGGGGCGAAAGTCATAAGTTCTCTTGTTGTCTATACACATATTATAACAGGAAACCCCCCCGAATGGGAGGGTCTAGTGGACACTTATTTAACTGTCACCCAATCTGGTTGTCGGGATGGGTCACGAAGATAATTAGATGCAACCCAAGGTTTGCTGCCAATGTAATTTTTGTAAGCAG